AATGTAACTACATATGACTCATATGATATTAAAGATGGAGATACTCCAGAAATTCTTGCTGAGAAAATATATGGTAGTCCAGAATATCATTGGGTTATAATGTTAGCAAATAATCGTTATGATTATTTGGCTGACTGGCCACTAACGTATGGTGCTCTTCAAGAATATGTAGATTCAAAATATGGAGCCACTGCAGATAGCATTCGTCATTATGAAGATGCCAATGGTCATGTAGTTATGGGTGGTGTTTCAGTATCTAATAGAGAATATGAAGAACGAATAAATGAAAGAAAGAGAAGAATAAAAATAATTTCTCCTTCTTTAATTAGCACTATTCTGGCGAATTACAAAGATTTGATTTAAATGACAGCCAAAACAATAAGATTCGCTGGTGATGTAAACGTAAATTCTATTAAGATTGTTACCAGATCTGGTAACTCTCAGAATATTACTGCTCAGGTTATTAACATCCAAATATTCGAAGACTTATTTTCTCCATTTATCACAGGCTCTCTTGTACTTAAAGAATCATTAGATTATGTTAATTTATTACCATTCACTGGTGAGGAACAAGTAGAAATTGATATTAGTACTCCAACCTTATCCAAGGGTAATATTAAAGGTACATTTTATATTTACAAATTAACTGATAGAGAACTGCTTGGAGATAAGTCTGTTACATATCAGTTACATTTTATATCAATGGAAGCCATTGTTGATTTAAATAAAAAGATTAGCAGAGTTTATACTGGTAAAGTTAATGATGTTATTGCAGATATACTAACAAATAAAACTGATGGTCTTCAATCTACTAAAAGATTTATATCAGAAGAATCATCTCGTTCAGTTAAATTCATATCTAATTTTTGGTCTCCTGTTAAGTCCATTAATTATGCTGCACAGTTTGCAGAAAATAACAATAACTCTCCAAGTTTTTTATTCTTCGAAAATAGAGATGGATTTTATTTCACTAGTTTAGAATCTATGTATGAATCTCAATCGGTGCAGAAGTTTACTTATGACAGATATACACGTGATAAAAAGCCTAATGGAGAAGATGCTAGAAATGTAACTGAAGATTTCAAACGAATAAACCTAATAAGTATACCAATAGGGTTTGATTATATTGATAGAATAAGAAGTGGTATGTTTGCTTCTAAAGCAACTTCGTATGATCTAACTAAAAAGTCTTATAGAGTTAAGACATATAATATGTTTGATAAATTTGATACATCTAAACATCTCAACAAATATAACGTGGCTTCTTTAAATTCTATTTTTAGAACAAATTCTTCCATGATGATTATACCAAGATACACTGACGGATTTAGTGGTGGTGGTGATCTTAGTTATTTTAAATCAATTCAACAAAGAATTTCTTTATTGAAAGCAGCAGAGGCGAACAAGATTCACATTTCTGTTCCTGGAAGATTAGATTATACAGTCGGGCAAAAAGTAGAAGTTAGATTGAATAAAGTAGAACCATTAAGAAGCAGTGATAGAGATATCGAAGATAAAATGTTTTCAGGTTTTTATATAATTTCTGCTATCAATCATAATGTAGATAAAGAAATGCATGAGTGTCATATGGAATTGATTAAAGATAGTTTGTTAATGAGTGTAGATAAGGCGAAAAAATAATGTTTTATTCAGGTATTGTAGAAAACAGATCAGATCCACTTCAACTTGGTCGTTGTCAGGTTCGTATTGTGGGATTACACACCCATGATAAAACTCAATTACCGACTAATGAATTACCATGGGCACTTCCAGTACAACAAATTGGTTCTGCTGCAATGAATGGTATTGGTTATACTCCAGTTGGTCCAGTTGAAGGTACTACTGTTATTATTATGTTTGCTGATGAAGATCAACAACAACCAATTATACTTGGTACTATTGGTGGTATACCACAAGCACCAACTGCTATTGATGATGATGACAACTCTAGTCCTGTAGAAGATAGCACAGAAGTTTCTAAGATAGAGTTGAGAACTATTGTTGGTCCAGTTAATGGAAAGAAATTAACATTCATAGACAAAGCAACAGGAAGAACTGATTTAACTAAAGATCTAAAAGCCAATATGAAAGTTATTGGCTTTCAGTTACCTGAAGATACATTTATTGTTAGTGTAGATAGTGGCACTCAGATAACTATTAATAATGTAGTTGCAGGTTATGGTGAAAATATCATAACATTTAAAGATGCACCCACTAATCTTGCAGAAGTTAATGCAAGTAAAGCACAAAATTATTTGACAGATGGCTCAGGAAAACCAGTTACTTCTGGAGATGGAACACCAATTACCGTTGGAGAATCTCCAGTTCAACCAACGAAAACTAATCTTGCAATACCTACAAAACCACCAAAAGGTGCATCTCTAAATCCTGCTAAAGCGGAGGAAGGCATCAAAGCACTTATTGCTGCATGTGATAAAGTTGGATTAACTACCAGAGAACAGAAGTGTGCGCTGCTTGGTATTGCTGGTGGTGAGTCTGGTTGGATCCCACAATTAGAAAGTTATAATTACAGTAAAGATCGTCTGAAACAAATATTTTCTTTTGCGACTGATGCTACTGCTGAACAATATTCACAAGCATCAAAAAAGGGAATGACTAGAGCACAATTTTTCTCTTGGGTTTATGGACCAACTACACGTGGTAAAAACTTTCTTGGTAATCAAACAGATGAAGATGGTGGTAAGTATTTCGGTCGTGGATTTATTCAGTTAACTGGTAAAGCAAACTATAAAAAGTATCAGGACATGTCAAACAAGATGGGTCTAAATTTAGATCTTATCAATAATCCTGACTCACTTGATACTGATATTAATACATCTGCTTTAGTTGCTGCTCTCTATATTAAAGACAGAGTGCCATCTTCTGCAAAAACAACAGATCATCCTGGATATTTTTATGCTGCTAAAAAAGCAGTTGGTGTTAACTCACCAGATATCGCAGCACGTAAATTATCTTATTATGAATATTTTTATGGAGAAGTAGCAGGTGGTGTAGTAGAAAAAGACGCAGGAACAAAAGCAGCAACACCACCAAAAGATGGATCTTCTCCAACTCCTGGACCATCTGCAGAATCTAAAAAACGAGGTTCAGATAATACTGGATTTAGAGATCCAAATAATAAGTATCCTTTAAAATCATATATTAATGAGCCAGACACAAATCGTTTGGCACGTGGTATAATTACTGGAACTGTTATAGAGAAAAAAGATTCTAATATAAAAAAGGGTGTGCCGAAAGCAGTAGATCAAGGATCATGGGATCAACCAAATAATGGCTTTGGCTCAAAATATCCTTTCAATAAAGTTATGGAAACTGAGTCTGGTCACATTCAAGAATTTGATGATAGTCCTGGACATGAGAGAATACATACGTATCATCGCTCTGGTACATTTACTGAGATTGATCCAAATGGAACTCAGGTAAATTATATCATTGGTGATAATTTCACACTAATGGAACGAAATGGTTCTATCCATGTGGCTGGTGAATATAATCTAACTGCTGATGGAAACGCAAATATATTCTGCAGATCAGATGCAAACATTGAAGTCTCGTCTAATGCAAATGTTCGAGTTGGAAATAATGTATCACTTGCAGTGGCAAACGATGTAGATATTGCAGTTGGTGGTCATTTTAATGTTAAGGCAGTTGGTGATTTTAATGTTCAGGCTGCAAATATTAATCAGTTAGCTGACAGTGCTATGAAAATAGGATCGAGTGGAACTGTTGATATTAATTCTTCTGGTGTTATGAATGTTAATTATAGTCGAGGTAATTTTGGTGTTAGCGCAACAGCACCTTCTACTGTAGCAGGTACACCACCACCAGCAGGGCAACCTTTAAATCCAACTATTCCTTATTTAATTCCTCCAGAAAGAGAACTCGAACAACAGGCTGCAGTAGAAACCCCAGAAGATTTTAATACACCAGAAGGTCGTAAGCAATCACAAATACAAACACAAAAGGGCGAGCCTAATGCTCCAGCACCTGTTGCAACAGAAGAAGCACCAACACCAACTGGTGGAGCACAATCTAAACCAGTTGCTGCTGATTGTAAGATAATCTATACTACTAAGAATTTCACTAATGACTATACGATATCTAAGAATTTTACATTGGGTATGTTAATGGATGGTGGTGTTAATGGAAAACATAAACTTGTTGACCAAATGCTTCAACCAACGGCTAATACACCATTAAGATTATATACTGTTCAAGAAATTGTTTGTAATTTAGCGATGAGTGCTCAGAATCTACTTGAAAATTATCTAGCTGTTCTTCCAAACGGCATAAGTGGATATAAGAAACAATGGACTATTTCTTCTGGTTATAGATTAAAGGGTGTTGTTAGTTATGAGAGCGCAACATCAGATCACTGTAAGGGACACTGTTTTGATGTTTGTTTACTAGGTGCAGATGTGAGTAATAAAACATATGATCTCGTTCAGAAGATGGAACCACTAGTAACATATGATCAGATGATTTTAGAATATAGAAATCCGACTTCAGTGTGGATTCATTCTAGCTACAAAGCCCCAGGATCACCAGCAGGTGGTAATCGTAAGATGGCATTCACTATGGTAAATGACACAACTTATAAACGAAATGCTAAAGGGATACCTGAGGGATTCGTCTTAATTAATCCAATACCTCCAAAGAATAAAGCATAATGGCTAAGGTAACGTATAAGGGAGCTATGTCAGATGCATCTTGTGGTTTACCTGCAAATGCATTGACTACTGAAGTATGTACCAAAAGTTTTGTAGCAGAGGGTGCTATAGGACTAGTTGGTTCTAAATTCACACAACAGCAGGTGGGAAGTAGTATACATCCTATTAGTGCTAGAAATATAAGTTCTGGTGCATCTAAAACTTTCTTTGAAGGTAAGGCTGCAGCAAGAATTGGAGATTCAATTTCTTGTGGTGATAAAGTAAAAGATGGATCTGCAAAAACGAACGTAGAGTAACCTAAATAAGAATATGGCAAGAAATACAAGAATCTTCTCTGATCTAGACTTCAATTTCACGGCTCACCCAGTGACTAAGGATTTGACACGTCGATATGGCGACAATGCCATAAAGACTGCGCTAAAAAATCTTATCCTAACCAACAACTTTGAACGACCATTTCATAGTGAAATT